CTCGTGGGCTTCAGAAGCCATCACGCTGGGAGCGTAACGGGCGATCTGATCGTTGGACAAAGGAGACTGTGAACGGAAAGACTGCGCAACAGCGCGCGAAGAAGAATAGCGGTACATGATGATTCCTTATTTAGAAGCGTAAAAGTCAAGAGCGGCGGCCTTGATGATGGGCCAGTTGGCAACAGCGCGGGCCTGTTGGTCAGACACAGTCTTTTCAGTGCAACGTGTCTTTGTGCGTTCAATCCAAGCGAAGTAATCGCTGAAGATCGCCGTAGTCACAATGCCGGGCTTAGTAACGAACCCGACACTGGCAGAAGTGGTCAACATCCCGGCGCCGGGCTTGCTTGTGCAAACTCGAAGCTGAGCGGTGAGACCGTTGATTTCAAACTCTTCACAGGTGTTAGCTGTCCAAGACTTGTCGCCGTATGGCTTGCGACGCAGGTAGGTGGTAGGGGCGTTCATGATGATTTCCTTGTTTACAGTTCAACCACTTGATCAAGTGAGTCGTTGATGCTGTCGCAAGCATCATTAAGCGTACTGGCGAGGTCTTCCATCAAGCTGATGGCCTCTTCCATGGCTTGGCCCTTTTCGGAACCTTGCAAGTTCTCTGGCATGTTGTCAAAGGCTTCTTGCTCTTCGTTCTGAACATCCTCCACGTCTTGCTGGCAGCTGTTCAAGATTTCCAATGCCGCCAAGATGCGTTCTTGGACTTTGGCGATTGTTTTGCGGCGATCGGCGTTCATGATGATTTCCTTGCTGAAACACGAACAGTGAAGTAGCCATCACCTTGAGTGGTGTAGGCCGCGATCAGTTGACGCGAGGGCGCCAGCTTCTGAGCGATCGACTTCCAATCGATGACAACCTTGCCTTCCGACTCCGAGATGGAAGCGCGGTACATGTTGCCTTCGATCACGTCCAAGCCGGACTTGGCAAGATCTTCTTTGATCTTGGCTTCGTCAGCCTTGAGGTTAGCGATCTGAGCCTTGAGCAAGGCCAGTTGGTCCACCTGAGCGGACAGAGCGTTCAATGCAATCATTTGATTCTCCAAAAATATCAAGCTGTTGTCGGCCGCCTGAATACGCCGCCAATGCCGAGCACGCTGGGCATTGGAAGGGCCGAAGCCCCGGGGGTTAGGAGTTGAGCCACTCCTCAAAGGTTTTGATTGGCCAGCCGAGAGACTCGGCACAGGCCACGTAAATTTGATAACGCGATTGCAGGGTTTCCATGTTTATCTCCAAACAGAGTAGGGTTCGCCACCGCTGAGAGCGATGTCGTAGGGTGAAAAGACAGGGATGAATTGGCGAGCGCCAACGGTCATGTTGACCGCGTTGTCGTAGAAGTCTTCGCGCAGGGTGTCGAAGCGTTTGCCGCCTACTTCAACCAGCGGCATGTCCAGCTTGACGATCTGAACGTTGATGGGTTCGTTGCGGTATTTCATGCTGGACTCCTTAGATTTGGGCGTTGGCGTAAGCGTCAACGTATTGAATGTCAAAGCCGAGGGCCTTGATGTCAGCGACTTGCTGAGCGTTAAAAGTCTTGGCGCCAATCAACTTGGCAAGACGCAACGCGGTGGCGTTGGACGGGTCCGGGTAAATCTTCGGAACGCCGTAAACGATTTTGATCATCAGAAAAACAACTGGCATATCGATCTCCAAAAAGCATCAAGCTGTTATCGGCCGCCTGAATACGCCGCCAATGCCAAGCACGCTAAGCATTGGTAGGGGCCGAAGCCCCGGGGGGTTAGACCAGATCAAGGTCCTTGATGTCTTGGCCTGAAGCCAAGCGACCGTTTGCAGCAATGCTGTACTCGATTTGAGCAAGCGCTGGCTTGTAGCAGTCACCGTAGTCTGTCCACTGACCACTCATACGATTGCCTCCAAACCAAACAACGTAAATGTTGAAGCCTCGAATTGCAGCCACGGTGTAGACCTGAGCGTCAGTTAGTTCATTACGAACAATCAATTGACCAAGGTAAAGCTGCTTGAGAGTTAATCTCTTTGCCATGTAAAACTCCTAAAAATATCAAGCTGTTGTCGGCCGCCTGAATACGCCGCCAAAGAACAGCACGCTGCTCTTTGGTCTTCCTTCGCACTCGTCAGTCTGGGGGACTGGGTCTAAGCGGTCTGGCTTTTGATTTCCCGTTAGGTACTTTGTAATTGGCTGGTTCCCTTTTTGTATCCCGCTGGTCCTTTGCGGTGGGTCGTTAATGACCACAACTCAAATGTAACACAGTGACTGTCACTGTCAACTAATTCATGTAGGGTTGCAAAAATACAACAAAAATAATTTGATTGCGTTGTTTTTATGCAACAAAAAACTTTTGACTTTTTCTGGTTTTTAACCACTTGACCCGGTTTTCAAGCTCTGGTAGGCTCTGCGTGTGAGAGTGCGCCTTGAAAAAGCCACTTAAAACACCGCTCAGCCACCCCGCAAAGGTGGCTTTTTTCATTCTTGGAGAACGCCAAATGGCCAAGACAATTACGATCACGATGGAAGACAACGGCACGATCACCGTTGACTCTGATGAAATGACGAAGCCCTATCAGTGCGAGAGCATTGATGAGTGCCGCCAGTTCGTCGATAAAATGCTGGCGGAAGAAGCCGGTGAAAGCCCCGAAGAGCAGGCCACGGAGAAGCCAGAGGACTATGGCCAGATGTGGAACCAAGAAGCAGCAGCACGTAAACCCCAACCCGGCCTCATGGCCTAAAGGAAAAATCATGGAACAGAATTACTCCAACCCAGCATCACGTAACACCATGCGCGCAGCAGGCGGCATGACCAGCAACTCGGCCAACATGCCGGGCGCAGCCATCGGCGGTGGCGGCAACGCTACTCAGGGCGCGGGCACGATCCCGAGCAAAGTCTCCGTGCCGCTGCCGGGCACCAATGAAACTCAGAAGCCGTACAACGGTGGCACGGCGAAGACCCCTCAAGGCTTCAACAGCGGCATCATCAACGGCATGATCTGACGTGCCAAGTAAATCTTCAGCGCAAGCGCGGCTTATGGCCGCAGCTGCGCACAATCCCGCTTTTGCGAAGAAGGTCGGCATTCCAGCGTCTGTTGCAAAGGACTTCAATGCGGCAGATAAGGGCGGCGGCTTAATTCGTTCGGCAATGAAACATGGCAAAAAAGATAACCGCGCGCCTCGCTGAGCTGTCCGGGGCTCCGCCCCGCATGGCCACAGTGGATGACTTTGAAGCTGCGGGGGCAAACACGTCCAGCACTTACGCAAAGTCGCGCAAGAGCAAGAAGCCGTTTGGCATCAACTTGCGTGCGGTCTCTGAAGCCCTGATCGAAGAGGGACTGGACCCGGCAGTTGAGATGATCAAGATCTTGAAGAAAGAGATCCCGGTCCTTGACAGCAATGGCAACCCTCGATTCATCGGCAAGACCAAAGTGCCAATGATGCGTTCGGCGCTTGACGATGACACCAAGCTGCGCACGCTCAACGAGCTGCTGCAATACACACAGCCAAAGCTGAAGTCAGTTGAGATGAAAGTCTCGGGTGCACTTGAGCTGACCAGCGAACAGCTGGACAGTCGGCTGAACATGTTGCTGGCAAAGGCGAGGAAATGATTGACATGACTTTGCTCACCGATGACGAGAAGCGCGAGCTGTACGAGCTGCTGCGCATCAAAGACATCCGGGCAAAGCGTGATCGGCTGGTGACCTACTCGCCTTACGCCAAGCAGATTGAATTCCATACAGCCGGCGCCGGCTTTCGCGAGCGCTTGTTCATGGCAGGCAACCAGCTTGGCAAGACGTGGGCTGGTGCTTTCGAGACAGCCATGCACGCCACAGGCCGATACCCGGCTTGGTGGACAGGCAAGCGTTACAACTACGCTGTCCGGGCCATGGTTGGATCCGAATCAGCCGAGTTGACCAAGAAGGGCGTGCAGCGTTTGCTGCTGGGCCCGCCTGAGATGCGCGAGGAGTGGGGCACCGGCGCCATTCCGTATGAATGCGTGCGTGGCACATCGATGAAGCAGGGCGTGCCTGATGCGGTGTCCAGCATTGTGGTCAAGCACGAGTGCGGCGAAGACTCTGTCATCCAGTTCAACAGCTACGACCAAGGCCGCACGAAGTGGCAGGCCGACACAGTGGACTTCGTCTGGTTTGACGAAGAGCCACCACTGGCAATTTACTCTGAAGGCTTGACCCGAACCCAAGCGGTTGGCGGTCAAGTCTTTGTCACGTTCACGCCTTTGCTGGGCATGTCCGAAGTGGTGAAGCGATTTATCCTCGACAAACCCACTGGCACGAGCGTGACCAACATGACGATCAGCGATGCTGAGCACTACACGCCTGAACAGCGTGAAGCCATCATCGAGGCTTACCCTGCGCATGAACGCGAAGCACGGGCCAAGGGCGTTCCGATCTTGGGCTCAGGCCGAGTGTTCCCGGTTGTCGAAGAGGCAATCAAGTGCACAGCGTTTCCGATCCCGTCTCACTGGCCGCGCATTGTCGGTCTGGACTTTGGTATCGATCACCCGACAGCGATTGTCTGGATGGCTTGGGACCGAGACAGCGACATCGTTTATGTGACCGACTGCTACCGCGTCAAAGACGCCAGCATTGCGATTCACGCGGCATCGATTCGAGCACGCGGTGACTGGGTGCCAGTCTCTTGGCCGCACGACGGTTTGCAGCGCGACAAGGGATCCGGCGAACAGTTGGCCAAACAGTACAAAGACATGGGCGTGCCCATGCTGCCAGAACGCGCTACGTTTGAGGACGGCAGCAACGGCCTTGAAGCCGGCGTGTCCGAGATGCTGACCCGCATGCAGACCATGCGATTAAAGGTGTTCGGTCACCTCGAAGACTGGTTTGAAGAATTCCGCTTGTACCACCGCAAGGATGGCTTGATCGTCAACAAGAACGACGACTTGCTGGCTGCGACACGGTACGCAATGATGATGCGCCGCAAGGCCAAGACGCAATCTGAGTCTGAAACCCGCATGCGGCCAAGCCGCATGGCGCCTGTTATCCCGTTCGGTGTATTCGACGAAGTCACCGGCTATTAACCAAACCTGAAGGAAACCACCATGGCTACTATCTCCGCAACCATCGACAGCGATACCGTGCCCGGCGCAGTGCTCGCCACTTGGACCGCTATGGCCACTGGCGACGTTGGCGCTGGCGTGCCAATCGCTTACGCAGCTGACCTGAGTTTGCAGCAGTCCGGCACGATCGGTGGCTCGACCACTACGTGGCAAGGATCCAACGACAACACAAACTGGCACCCATTGACCCAGCGCGGTGGCACGGCCAACATGGCCTACACCATTGCGTCTTTGCAGATTGCGCAAGAGAACCCAGCTTGGATTCGTCCAGCCGTGACTGGCGGCACAAGCGTGGTCATCAAGTGCGTTGCAGCCATTCACGCACGCTACGCAAAAGCTCCTTACTAATCCGAGGATTGATCAATGGAAATGCAACCACAACAGATCGAGGTCGAACAGGCCGAGTACGTCGACCCTGAAGAAGTTCAGCGCAAGAAGCAAGAACGCATTCAGATGTTCGGTTCCGGCATGGCCAAGCAGCGAGATGATTGGGTGCGTGACCGTTACTCCTATGGCGTTGACAAGCGCTGGATCGAAGACCAAGACCAGTACGACAACAAAGACAACGTCAACAAGGCAGCCAGCCAGATGATGACCAGCGTGGAGCAGGGCTACCCTGTGACTACGCAAAACGCCAAGCCTCACCGCTCAACTGTCTACATTGGCTTGACCCGTCAAAAGACCAATGCGGCCGAGGCCCGCGTGGCCGACATCTTGTTGCCAACTGACGACCGCAATTGGGGCATCAAGCCCACGCCAAACCCAGTGATTGCAGGCATGTCGAAAGACGAGCAAGCAGCCGTTGAGCCCGAGTCTGGCCAGCCAGTGACGATGCCTGATGGCTCGCCGGCTCGTAAGAAAGACGTGGCGCGTGCGATCATGCAGATCGCTACCAAAAAAGCGGATGCCATGCAGAACGAGATCGACGACCAGCTGGTCCAGTGCGATTACAACGGCGAGCTGCGCAAAGTCATTCACGACGCCGCAGTGCTGGGCACCGGCGTGGCCAAGGGCCCGATCGTGATGAACCGCACTCGCAAGGCTTGGCAGTCATACACCGACGCGCAAGGCCAGACGGTCCAGCAAATCCAGATCATGGAAGAGCTCAGCCCCGCATCTTTCCGCGTTGACCCGCGCAACGTCTGGCCGGACCCCGGCTGCGGCGAGAACATCCACGACGGCAAAGGCGTTTACGAGCGCAAGCAGATCACCAGCAAGCAAGTGCGTGAACTGGCCAAACAGCCGGGCTACATGAAAGACGCTTTGCGCAAAGTGCTGGAAGAGGGCCCACGCAAGTCGGCCACTTTTCAAGAGCTGAAAGACGAAGACCAGCGCAGCATTGCGCGCGACACCTACGAGCTGTGGGAGTATTGGGGCGAAGTCGATCACGAAGATCTCGAAGCCTGCGGCGTTGACGTTGGTGAAAAGGATGCTTTGCGCACCATCAGTGCTTGCGTCGTGATGATCAACAACACCGTGGTCAAGGCGTTCCTGAACCCGCTGGAAGGCGGCGACCTGCCATACGACTTCTTCATTTGGGAGAAGGTTTCATCAAGCTGCTGGGGCTACGGCATCCCGCACCTGATGCGCGCCCAGCAGAAAGTCCTAAACGCGGCATGGCGCCAGATGATGGACAACGCCGGCGTGAGCTCCGGTCCTCAGATCGTCATCAAGCCCAGCGTCATCCAGCCAGCCGACAAGCAATGGCAGCTGTCTGCCCGCAAGATCTGGTACGCAACCGACGATCTGGACGATGTCAGCAAAGCCTTTGCCACGTTCGAGTTCAACTCGCACCAAACAGAGCTGGCCGGCATCATCAAGATGGCCACCGAGCTGGCAGACCAAGAAACCGGCGTGCCAACAATCATGCAAGGCGAGAAGGGCAATGCGCCTGATACCGTCGGTGGCATGCAGATGTTGATGAACAACGCCAACGTGGTGCTGCGCCGATTGGTCAAACAGTTTGATGACTCGGTCACCCGGCCGCACATCCGGCGTTACTACGACTACAACATGTTGTACAACGAGAACGAAGAGGTCAAGGGTGACTTCCAGATCGATGCACGCGGCTCATCCGCTTTGCTGATCCGGGACATCCAGAACCAAGCGTTCTTGAACCTGTTGGCCGCTGGCGCAAACCCCGTTTACGGCATGTACCTCGACACACAGAAGCTGTTTGAGAAAGCCTTGCAGGCCCAGCACATCGACCCAGCCGAAGTGTTTAAGCCTGAAGAGGAAATCGAAAAGATCAAAGAGCAGCAAAAGCAAGCTGCTGCCCAAGGTCCACAGCCAAACCCAGCTTTGCAGGTTGCACAGCTGCGTGCTCAGGCCGAGATGCAAAACACACAGGCCCAGATGCAAGGCGACATGCAAGAGCTGCAAGTGCGCCAGCAGATCGCGGCTCACGAAGGCGAGATCGAATTGGCCAAGCTACAGATGACACGCGAGATCGAGATGTTGAAAATGTCGAACACGCAGAACATCAGTTTGGAAACGATCAAAGCCAAGCTGGCCGACACGGCCATGCGCGAACGCAGCAAGAAGGAACTCTTTGCTGCCGAACAGAACTTAAAACTCACAGCCGGTTCCGGCATCTAAGGGGCACACGATATGGCGACAGCAGAAGAGATACGCGCAGAACTTGAATCCGGCCCCCAGACGCAAGATGCGTTGGACGCAGCCTTTGGGAAGTACACACCTGCGCAATTGCAGGCGGCGTTCCCTGAGTTTGCTGCCCCCGGCGAGGAGGGTCTTGCGCAATACACCGCAGCAGCAGAAGCAGCAGCAGGTCGAAGGTCGGGGACTTCATCAGACACT